CATAGGAACAACTATGGAAAACTATAATGGTAATTATACAAAACTTACTTTAGATTGGCATACTGGTATAAAAATCGGTGCCGCCTTTAACTATGGTGGTATAAGATTTTATAATAACTCTATAAAATATTATGGAGGTTCTCAGCTGTTTTCTATTGGGGAAGGAGACCAACACGTTAGAGTAAATAATATATTATTTGCAGGGCAAGATGTAAGAACACCAATATACTATGATTCAAATACTGGATATTATTTCAATGGTGATGGTACATCTAACTTTTACGCAATTACGGATTATGTTCGTAGAGGGGCATTCAACTTAGGTAGAATGTTGACTACTCGTAGAGATATTGTAGGTGACCAAGACTATTGGACAGGAACTTGGGGATGGGGAACATCTTATGGTAACTGGGATAGTGCTTGGCAATCTGGATTTGGTGCTTGGGATATTTGGGGTACTGGAACTGGTCACCCTCAAGGTGGTGGTTACATTCACGCACAGGGTATTGTATCTGGACAACACTACGCAACTGCTGGTGGTGGACAGGCATATGGTTGGATGATGGTTGGGGCACACAACGCAACTGAAAATAGATATTGGGCAAGAGGTGCATGGGGTGGTGGTAGATCTGGGTGGAAAGAATTCGCTATGTATGGTGGCGGTGGTTCTGGTGACCTTCGTGCAAACGTATTCTATGATTCGGATGATACTGGATATTATATAGACCCTAACGCTGTATCAAACACTGGTTTAAGAATTAGGGGTGGTGCATTGCATGGACCTAACTGGACGTGGGGAGCATATCTATATGTTGGAACGAATGGTAGACCTGATGGAACTGCATCGGTATGTGCTACAAATGGTAACTTACACTTAGATTGTCAAAACGGATATGAGACTTATATCAACCACTATTCTGGAAACAGAACTTATACATACGAATTAAGAAGTACATTTATATACGATTACAATAATACTGGATATTATTGGAATGGTGATGGTTATTCTCAATTTAGTAGTGGTGAATTCAATGACTATTGTAGAATAAGAAGAATTGATTTCGTAGGAGTTGGTGGTGATTCTGGCGTATATGGAATACCTGCCTATAATATCTTCCAAGAAGGTGGTGGATGGGGTTATCCTTATCCAGATTTAAGAATAGCATATCATACTGGTATCAAATTAGGTGCCAATGGTCCTTCATATGAGGGTGTTAGATTATATTCTGATTATGATATGAGTGGTCTTTTAATTCAATTGAATGGAGGTTCAAATTATTCGTTCTGGTACACTTGGCAAAACTTAACAGGACATCATGGAATATATTCTGGAATTAACTCAGCGCATTTTTATCCAAACAATATCACATATGGTGCGTGGAGAATGGATGGTCAACGAAATGGATGGTATGGGCATGTAATTGATTCAACTGGATTACCTCACTATATGTGGGAAAGTGGTAATGGTGGTATATATTTACAAAACTTTGGAAGATGGGTATTGTATCATTCAAACGGAAATAACTGTACTGGACTTGGGACATCATCTACATCAAGTGCATATAGAATATATGTTGGTGGTGCTATTTACGCCGAAGGAAACATAGTAGGTTTTTCTGATAGACGTAAAAAAGAAAATATCGAAACTGTAGAAAATGCGTTAGATATATTGGATAAACTTAGAGGAGTTTACTATACGGTAATTAGTGATAAATCGCAAAAAAGAAATGTTGGTGTAATCGCACAAGAAGTTGAAGAATTTCTTCCTGAGGTTGTAACATATGCGGCTGATGTTGATGAATATGGTGTTGATTATGGTAAATTTGCTGGTGTATTCATTGAAGCTATCAAAGAACAACAAACTATTATTAAAAACCAGTCTAACGAAATAGATTTACTAAAAGAAGAATTACAAAAAATTAAAGATTTTATATTTAATATTAATAAAGCATAAATTATGGCACTTTTAAAAGATTACGAATTACCAGGAACTGGATTGGTTATACCAAACGCATATCATGTTGTAACAAATGTGAGGATTGAAAAAAGAATGGCAGATATAAAACCACCCGTAGATAACTCTAGACCAGATGGATTGACACCAATGGATAGAAGCGCAGGTACGGAAGTTTATTGGAAGTCTGGATATACTGCAGAAGTAGCAGTAACCATTTGGAAAGATAAAGCAGCTAGAGATGCCGAAGCAAAACCAATTGGATTTATAGGTACTAATCCATCTGATAATAAATATGGAGTATCTATTGGTACGGAGGGCATGGACCACAAATGTGTATTCATATTAGAAGTTCCATCAGAACTAGACCATATGGCACAGGCATATAGACACTTACTAACAACTGACTATTATAGTGGTTCGTTACAAGTTTAAAAAATAAAATACATATATTTATACAATATAAACACAATTATTATGGGATATACATACGAATGGAAATTAATAGGACTTAAAAAGCAAAATGCAGAATTTCTAAATGATGCTATTGTTGGAACTAATTGGAAAGTAACAGCAACAGACGAAGATGGTAATGTTGGTTCATTTACTGGTGCAACTCCTTTTAAAATTTCACAAATAAACACAGCTAGCTTTACTGAATATTCACAATTGACAGAAGAGCAAGTACTTGGATGGATAAAAGATTATGTAAGTGGTTCAGGCCAAACCAATTATATGGGGCATATAAATGAAATGATTACAAAAGAAATCAATGCTAATAAGTGGGTTAGTTTACAAGTTTCTGAAGAAGATTTACCTTGGTCTCCTACATCTGGAAGTAGAGTAGCACCAGAAGTAACGGCACCAGCGCCTGTTTAGTAGAAATTATAAGAAAAAATGTTAAATATCCAAAATGCAGATTTATAAACAAATTTGTGTTTTGGATATTTTCTTTATATTTATATAAGTAATTAATTGGATTATCTTAATTACAAACTTAAAATACAAATTCGAGAAATAAAATGGCAGAAAGAATCGTATCACCCGGCGTATTTACAAGAGAAAATGACCTTTCCTTCCTAGCGCAAGGAGTAGGTGAAATTGGAGCAGCATTCATAGGACCTTTTAAGCAAGGACCTGCATTTGTTCCAACAATTGTTAGAACGCAATCAGAATTCGAAGATATCTTCGGAACTCCTGATGGAACTTATTATACTGAATATGCAGTACAAAACTATTTAAGAGAAGCTGGAAGTGCTACCATCGTAAGAGTTGGTGGTATTGGTGGTTATACACAAGTTAAACCTCTTGGTATATTTGCATCTGGTGGTTTGGTTGGACAAAAACTTATTGGAGTTTTATATTCAACTGAAGCTGGTGATGAAGCGGTTGGATTTGATAACCCAACAGTAAGTGCACAAGGAAAAGGATTTGCATCTGGTTCATTTGTAGTAACTAGTACATTTGGATCTGTATCGGCTTCTATTTTAGAAACTGCTACTAACGATGTGGTAGATACATTTGGTACATCTCCATTCGGAGCTAAATCAGCATACACTTACGCTTATTTCAAAAACATAGCAACTACTAATTACACTAACGCCGATTTGGGAACAGGTGTAGTAGTGGATGATTTACCAAACCAAGTATATGGTGATATCAGTAATGCAGAAACTCCATATGTTGTATCTCAAAAAGATAACAACAATGTAAGATACGATTTATTTAAGTTTGTAACTTTAGGACATGGTACTCCATATAATACTAAATTCAAAATTGGTATTTCTAATGTTAAAGCAGCTGGTGAAGATGGAGCAACTGATTATTCAACTTTTACTGTAACTGTAAGAGGTTATTCTGATACTGATAAGAGAAAGAGTGTAATTGAAACATTTAACAATGTAAACTTAGACCCTGCTTCTCCTAACTATATAGCTAGAAGAATAGGTGATAGATGGAATACGATTGAATCTAATGGTAAGATAACTGAAAATGGTGATTACTCAAACAAATCAAAATATGTAAGAGTAGTTGTAGCTGAAGCGGGTTCATTCCCAATTTCATCAGCACCATTTGGACACGCACCATATACTAATCCAATAGCAACTCTTGCTGGTGATGTAACTAAAGTACCTGCGGTAGTTTATCAAACTAACTCAATTGGTAATACATCATCATCTCCAATATATTTTAGTGGATTTGATTTTGAAACAACTGGTGTTTCTGATGATAATAAACAATACTTAAAACCAATTCCTGATGGGGCAGTTAATCAAACTGGTTCAAACGTAGTATTCGCATTTGATTCTCAATTAAGTTATCAAATGACAGGTTCTGCATCAACTGATATGGTTAAAAGACAATTTGTATTAGGATTCCAAAGTGGATTTGATGGTAATGCACCAACTGTAAAAATTAATTTAGGTACTCAAATAACTGGACAAAATACGCAAGGATTTAACTGTTCAAATAACTCAACTAATGGTTCAATTGCATATACAAAAGCAATTAACGCTGTATCAAATGCAGATGAATATGATATTAACTTAGTTGTAACTCCTGGTATCATTCGTTCTTTACACCCATCTATTACTACAAAAGTAATTGATATGGTTGAAGATAGACAAGATTGTTTCTATATCGCTGATTTTGTGGCAGCAACTGCAACAATTACTGAAGCAACTGAAGAAGCAAATTCGGTAGATTCTAACTACGTTGGAACTTACTACCCTTGGGTTAAGACAGTTGATACTAATAGTAACAAATTAATGAGTGTACCTCCATCAGTATTGATGCCGGCTGTATTCGCTGCAAACGATAGATTAGCAGCTGAATGGTTCGCACCTGCTGGTTTGAATAGAGGTGGTATTAGTGGAGCAGTTTCAGTATTGAATAGATTAACACATTCTGAAAGAGATACTCTATATGAGAACAAAGTAAACCCAATCGCAGCATTCCCTGGACAAGGTATTGTAGCATTCGGACAGAAGACATTGCAAGATAAGGCATCAGCTTTAGATAGAATCAATGTTAGAAGATTACTTATTACTCTTAAGAAGTTTATAGCATCTACATCTCGTTTCTTAGTGTTCGAACAAAACACAGCAACAACTAGAGCAAGATTCTTAAACACTGTGAACCCTTATTTAGAGGCAGTTCAACAAAGACAAGGTTTATACGCATTTAGAGTTGTAATGGATGAATCAAACAATACACCTGATGTAATTGATAGAAACATATTAGCAGGACAAATTTTCTTACAACCGGCTAAGACAGCTGAATTCATAGTAATTGATTTCAACATCTTACCAACTGGAGCAAGTTTTAACGCATAATACGAAAATCAATAAAGTAGATATTTATTAATACAAATAAAAGGAATAAAAAATGGCAGAAATATTAGAGTTTGATAAGATGTTCTATACGAACTTCGAACCGAAGATGAAAAATAGATATGTGATGGAGATAGACAATATCCCTTCATATCTTGTAAAGGCAGCAAATAGACCTACAATTCAATTTGAAACCGTAACTTTAGACCATATCAACGTAAAGAGAAAGTTGAAAGGTAAAGGTGAGTGGCAAGATATCACTATAACACTTTATGACCCAATTGTTCCTTCTGGAGCACAAGCGGTAATGGAGTGGATTCGTTTAGGACATGAATCAATCACTGGTAGAGATGGATACGCTGATTTCTATAAGAAAGATGTTGATTTCTATCTATTAGGACCAGTTGGTGATAAGATTGAACAATGGAAGTTGAAAGGTGCATTTATCTCTCAGGCAAA